TGACGGACTTCGGGGGAAAAACGAGTATTTTTAGTCATCCTGTTTACCTCTTTCTCAGGGAGTTTAGTCTCCAGGATTTCCGGGGCGGTTCACTCCTCTGACCGCAGGCGGTGCAGATCTTTTCCGGTTCCTGTTGCACTACTGGTTCAGGTTGTTTCGTTTCTGGCTCGTTTTGTTGCGTATTTGGGCTGTTCTGTTCCGCTTTCTGGTCGTTCTGTTCCGTTTCTGGCTGATTCTGGTACACAGAATCGCGGGTCTGGATCCCCTTAATCCATTTCGGATCATTCGGGTCGCTAATCCCTTCAACAAATTCTCCGCGAGAGGCAGCCAGTAATTTGTCTGCATCGACAGGATTTTGGGGCGGAATGTTTTTCCGGGCTTCATGGAGTTCTGCCCGCAGTTTCTGATATTTCGCATCAACAGAATTTATCTGTGGCTGAGCATCCATCGACTGCGTGTCCTGATTATGTTCAGTTGTATCCGGTTCCACTGCTTCAGTCGTTGCCTGTTCATCTGCCATTGCGCCAGATGGCTGCGGTTTTTCTTCATCATCCTGTTTTCCTTCTTTTGTTACACGCTGCGGCATTGGAGCAGAGGAGCGACCGCAGGCAATATCCACGATTTCTGGATCAGGGTTGGCATGGTCGGTTTCGGTCAGTACTTTGTTCAGATATTCGGTAACACGGTGGGGAGTAGCCTCGATACCAATTGGTGCTTCTTTCACGGATGCAACCACTATCGCGCGGGAATAATCCAGGTGACCAGGCATGGCGATGAATTTGTCACGAAAAACAGAAAAGGGCGGCTTATTCTCTGAAACGATTTCTTCAATGCGTTTGGCGTGTGCCGGATGTGGATTGTAAATATCGATGTCCATTGAACGGGCCAGAACGCCAGCGGCAACGTCACGTTCCACTGACGCATCATCGTGGACAAAACCTTCACCGCGATCGGTAAGAATTCCTCCGCCAGCATTAGCGCCGGATGGCGTGCGGCTGATGCGTAAAACACGATTTCCTTTCATCCACTCTTTTGTCAGCAGACCTCGATCGGTATAGTCAGCGTCCAGGTATGCTTCGAAAAAAGCAGTCATTAACCCCAGACTGGAATTAACGGGATTAGGGAAAACTTTGTCTGTGTCGCGTACCAGTTTGTGAAGGTCGCGAATCTCCAGCGGGTCGAGCAGCTTTGTGTTGTGGGAAATAGCCAGGGCAGTAACAGCAGGCAGTTCTTCAGCTCGTGCGATATGTAATGCCTGAAGTTCTTCCCGTGAAACGTGCGTTACCGGTTTTTCGCTGCCATGTTGCGCAAGCCAGCGAATGGGCAGTTCCTGACCGGAAATCGGCAGGAGCATATTATCCTCAATCTCAGCCATGTCTTCGCCATTGACGTTGGTATTGTCAGTGCTGGCTGGTTTGTCCTGAACTGAGGGGGAAGGCGCTATAAATATCATTGTGATGCCATCTTCTCCGCCTTTTTCATAGCGGTTGCAGAATTCAGTATCGAACACACCTTCAGGCGGCAGGTCATTAACAATGGGCAAATTCACGCGAACAGGTTTTTTGAAATCCTCTTCGTCAAATCCAGCATCGTCCATTGCGACAACACCCCGTGATATTGCAACCGATAATTTTTTTGCTGTGCGCCAGTAAAAACCGCCTTTAATCCCAAGGCGTTTTCTGACTTTGTCATTTTTGGCTTCGTAATACAGTGCAATTTCTTCTTTATCAGTGCTCATTGATAAACCTCATAACTATTTTAAGGTTGTACGAATCCCTGCTATTGCTGGCATGCTTAATCAACGGGTATGGCGTTAATACGGCTGGCGGGTTATCCAGCCGGTATTTCGTTATTCAGGTACAGCGATACTTTGTTTAACGGGAGACATTCACCGGAAATTTTTTGCTCGTCTCTTGCCTGATGGCAGGATTCTTTACTGGCATAAATTCCGGTAATCACATTCTGTGGCTCACCTGTTATAAGAAAAACCGTCATCATCAGTGCAAACGCTGAACTCACTGCTGCCCTCCGAAAATGCCAAGTTCAAGAAGGGCAATTCTGGAGAGTATGGAATTATCATTGAGAAGATAAGGCTCATATTTTCTCATCCTGATGGCGTCTTCAGTAAACTCCCGGTTACTGAGCAGAATACCAATATTAAAACACCCTTCAGACGTATTAACGTTTGGTAGTGACGTTTCCATTATCGCGTCCTCAACAATGAATTTTGTGATGCGGTGCCTGGTGCCTCCAGGTGACGTTAACCAGTTAACAATTAACGCCGGATACAGAGAATCCACCCATAACACTGTTTTTGGTTTTAACTGTTCCGCGTGCGCTGAGCCGCATTCACCGCATCACAAAATTCACTTTAAAAAGGGCGGCAGAGCAGCCACGGAGTAAAACTGATACCGCCAAACGTCACCAGAAAACTGATAACAGAGGGCGTTGCAGTGGGGTTGTCACTTAAGCGTATGGTCAACCTGACAACCCGGCGTCCTCAAGGGGGAACAGAATAACCCCGCCACACTTACCGCCGCGCCATTTCGCGGATTGCCACAACCGGAAGCGCACGGTCGAACTAAATTTAACGACACCGTACAGAGAGACCAATTTCGCCGTGCGCTTTCGTGTTATGCCCTGACTTTTCAGGGAAAGAGCCTTTCAGTAAACTGTCAGTACCGGATTCTTATCCGTGTCCGGCGCACGACCACACGTGACAGCGTGTTGGTCTCCATTTTTAACCCAGCCCTTAATGGAGGATAAAATGCACTCTAAATCAATCAATCGATATTATGTCCATGTGCAGTTATTTGAAGCAACAATGGAACAGGAGAAAAAGTTCGAGACTCTGATGCCAAATTTTAAATACTCCAGGATGATTAATGAAGGTGACATTGAATATAAATTATTGCCAGGGGCATACGTTATTCAGTCAACGCTTAATGCGAATCAAATACTTGAACAAACCTTTTCTATTGCTAATTCAGTTGGTGCTAATGCTCACATTTTTGTTTGCCCTTATGATGAAAGTGCAACCCTTTTGCCTTGTGCTGATTTTAGCACTTACTAACTAAATTTAATTTATGTTCAAGTTCGGCTATTTGCATACGTAGTGCTTTAACCATTGTTTCATGATAAATCTCACTCACTCCACCTGGGTGTGGGGTGAATTTAGGTGAATCATCTTTGTTTTCAGAACTCAGATTCTCTTCGTACAGCTTAATAAAGGAATTACGCACATTATGGGATATATTGTCGATGGTTTCTTTTTCTACGGTACTCAGGTCAAGAGTCGCCAGTTGGGAACGAACTATATTCGCTGCCATTTCCTGGAATTGCATTGGTAAATCTTTAAATTCCATCGTCAACCTCATCAGTCAGTGTTTCTGGCTAACCAGCGACGCGCGCCAGCTTCAGTTTTAAACGTTTTGCTTCTGGTATACGTCATCGCGGTAAACGTGCCGTCCAGGTTGGGGAATACTCCGTATACCAGAGATTCGTTGTTGCCAAGATTGAGCGTATCCATGTTGACCTCATTTGCCCTTAACGCCGGGGGGGCGGAACTAAGACCTGTCGCACCGTTGTGCTTTGATGGGATATATTGTTCTCTTAAGATGAACATATGTCAACATTGTGAATGCGCAAGAGGCAAAAAAAACCGCCTTCCGGCGGTATTGTTTTGTAAAATAAAGAATTATTTTTGTCGCGTTATTGGGTCAACGTATTCTGAGTAAAATTCGGTCAGTTTTTGAAGGCGCATTTGAAAAGCTGCCAGCATATTTCTACGCTCTACAGGTGGCAGGTTTCTGTAAACATCAAGCAGGGCTTTCTCATCATCATCAAGCGCCTCTCTGTTTGTATCTTCTTTTCCTGTCAGTAGCCAGGAAAGGGAAACATTTGTCGCTTCTGCAATTTTGGCTGCGGAATCTTTACTGATTGTCCCTCTTTTTTTCCAGGCGTTGACTGATGAGCGTCCTACACCAGCGATGCGCGCTAAATCTGAACCGCTTAAATGATGCTGTTGCGAGATCGTATCTAACCTTTCTGCCAGCGGGGTGTCGTATTGCTTTTTTCTCATGTCCATTTAGCAATTATAACCGTTCAGTGAACACTAACAATTCCTCGTAGTGTTGACTTATGTTCTCTTTAAGTGAACAATGTTGTGGCTGATTGAATTGGAGGTTGTATGACAGCATTGGACAAGGCAATAAAGATTGCTGGTGGTATTCGTCCGCTAGGGCGTGCAATAGGGGCTTGGCCGTCTCAAATACACAAATGGGCAAATGAATACAATGGTCGAGTGCCGACAGGGGAGCGGGTTCGTCAAATTTATATTGCAACTGGGGTGACTCCTCATGAATTGCGACCAGATTTATATCCGAATCCAACCGACGGGTTGCCTGCTGGAGATAAGGCTAACACACAAAATACACCGGAGTTGATTCATGAAAATCAAGCATGAACACATCCGCATGGCGATGAATGCCTGGGCGCGTCCTGATGGCGAAAAAGTTCCAGCAGCTGGAATAACCCAGGCTTATTTTGAGTTGGGTATGACGTTTCCTGAACTGTATGACGACAGCCATCCGGAAGCCCTGGCTCGCAATACCCAGAAAATTTTCCGCTGGGTAGAGAAAGACACCCCTGATGCTGTTGAAAAAATGCAGGCTCTGTTACCGGCGATCGAAAAGGCGATGCCGCCTTTGCTGGT